CAGATTGTTGAAGAACATTTTTACGCACATATTCGATAGAGAAATATTTGCCAACGTAAGCATCAATATCAGAAAGAATACCTAAACGTTCTTTTAAAATTTCAACATTCTTTAATTCTGTGAAGTGTGCATCTGATTGATAATCATAACTGATTTCTTCTTTCATTTGTTCCCACTCTTTACGAGTACAAATACCTTTAAGAAGCAATTGTGTTTCTAATAATCTATCAAATAAATGAGAGAATCTTAAACGTAAACGTGAAATGAATTTACCGAACTTTAATTCATCTCTAGTAATTTCAGAAGCACGACCTAAAGAAAATCCATTATCTGCTTCTAAACGTGAGACTGGAACATTCAAAGACTTGAACATTTTCTTTTGGAAATATAATACGTCTTCAATCTCGCCGAGATTCTGTCCACCTTGTAGTGTAGTAATCTCTGTGCCTTTACCGCCTTCTCTACGTGGTAACCAAAAATCTTCAAGCATTGTCTGATAACGTCTATCATCACGAATTTCACCAGTAGTTGCGTCATACACTAATTTGTTTTTATACTTTTGCATGATTTCACGCAAGTATTGTTCTGCTTTCATCTTAGGCAAGTTACCAACGTCAATGTAAAAGATTCTACGTTCTGGTGCTCTTGCAATACGATAGATGACTGTTGCATCTTCAAGCATACGTAATTGATTTAACGGCTTGATTGCTTTGTGTAGATGAGAGATAATAACTTTACCATCTTTATCTGTAATCCCTGAGTGTGTGTATGAAACAGAATCTTCAGCAATTTTCATGCCTTGATTGCCATCATTAGCAAACCCTTTGTCTGAATATTTAAATTTATTTAAATACTGCGTTGTTGGGTTGACGTTAACAGTTGCAATATTCTTTTGTGCCTTATTAGCTTCACGAACTTTACGAATCTTACGTGGATCAATGTAGCGAACTTCTTTTAAGCCTTGTCTAGGATTTTTTTCGTCAATCATCATGTGATAGTAAAGTCTACCATCAATGTACCATCTACGAAAAATATCATAGCCTTGATTGTTAAAATCTAAAAGTTTCATCACATAATAAAATTCATCACGAATTTTTTTCTTAATAGATTCTGGTTGTTCAAGTTTATCTAAAATGATTTGGACTGGATAATCACCATCATCAAAAACTAATGCTTCGTTGACAATATCTTCAATTGCGGCATCACACTCTGGTTGTAAAGCCATTTCACGGTACTTCTTAATTAAATCTGAATCCGATCTAATTTGACCTTCAAGGTCCATGTATGTGCCGTAAATTCCACCACCAGAAATTGGTACCGACCCGTCATCTTCGATAGGAGGAACAAAAGATTTTAATTGCACCGCTTCGGGTTCGTCTTTACCAATTGAATAACCAAAAAGTTTTATTGCCATATAAGTCTCTCTATAAAAAAAATGGGGGCGTAATAGCCCCCATCTGTTGACAACTATTACGCAATTATTTATACTGCGTAAAAATTAGCATCACATTATGATATCATAGTCCTTCGTCATATTCATCGGTGAATGTAGCATCTTTACCACCAGAATGTAAATAATGATATTGGAAATTAACCGTAAAGTCAGATATTGTATCAGTACTATCATAAGACAAATCTAAAGCACCAACGTCTGTTGGATATGCCATTTCTAACTGATATTTTCTAACTACTCCACCTGATGAATCTAAGTGATTAACTACAACAGTTGAATAATAATCTTGTGCAATGCCACCTTTTGCTTTTGATGTTGAATCATAGTCCGATGTCGAAATATAATCCACCCAAGCATTAAATGCACTACGTACACTATGATTTTCATCATTGATAATTGTTACTGTCCAATCAGCAAATGTTCTATCTCCAGGAATCTTTATTCGTCTACCTGCTCTGAAAGGAACTTCAATAACACCTACTGTGAAACCAGGAACTGCCGCAGATTTACACAAAAGACTCATTTGTTGAGTAAGTAAAGTGCTAGTAGAACTTGTATCAGATACTACACTAGTTGGAAATGTAACATCGATTCTGAATAAGTTTGCTCTTGCGCCAGTTGCAAGTGCGCCTTTTAATTGATCTATTGTTGCGAATGCCATTTTTTATTTTCCCTATTATTTTTTTTCTATTGTTACAGCAGTCTCGGACTCTGGAGCACCGTATTGGAAATAATCATATGTCCAAGTTACTGTAAAATCTTCAACGGCATCAGTAGTATCATACGACAAATCAATTGATGAAATGTCGCTAGGCCAGCAATTATATAATCTGCATTCGCCGGCATCGATTGAACTACCATCTTCTCTTAATTGGAATATTTCTACAGTACCATATAAACCAGCATTGTCTGCACTACCAATTGCTGAAGAATCTACTGAACTAGTTCCACCCGCACCAGCATTTCTATTTCCGATTACGGATTGCTGAAAATTAGTTTTAACAATCGCTTTTTGCCATCTTTCAAGTGCGGCTCTTGCTGTGAAATTTGCGTCATTTAAAATTGTTGAAGTCCATTCTGTGAATGTTCTATCTCCACCCATTTTTAATCTGCGACCAGCATTCATTGGGATTTCAATAGTTCCCAAAGTTGATGATGGTAGCGATCCTGATCTGCATAATAAAGAAACATTCTCTAGACCAGCACCTAAATCGGATGGTCCAGAAATTTTAATTTTAAATAGATTCGGTCTAGAGCCAGCACCGATTGCGGCTCTAAAATCCGAAATTCTAAATGAATTTGTTCCGCTTGTAGTTGTATTTGCTGTTGCCATTACTATCTCCTTTGTTGTCTGTAATTATTTAGCCTACAATCTCATTAAATGTAGCAGTACCTCTTACAGAAACGAAGTTGAGTTGAATGAAGTTAACAGAGCGAACTGGTTGTACGAAAATATCGCATACAAATTCATTTGCATTTACAACATCTTCTGGATTGTTTGTACCATCGCAGATAACTCTAAATGCAGTAATACCTCTGCGTGATTGAACACTTCTTAAGTAAGGAGTAATCAAATTAACAAAGTTAGAACGTGTTGTTGCATCGTTTTGGTCAAACAATACGTTGTCGGCAGCCGCACCAATTGTTCTTTGCAATTCAATGAACAATCTACGAACGTTAAGTCTGTTTGTAGATGTGTTTCTTAATGTGAATGTCTTGTCGCCAAACAATACAGTACCACGACCAACTTGTGTGATAACTGGATTAACTGATGCACGATACAATGTATCACGCTCAGATTGATTTGGATTGAAAGCCAAACGAACTAAGTTTTGAATACGTCCAGCTACGAAACCAGCTGGAGATAACCATGCTTCACGATTCAAATCGTTACGTGCCATGCAACCTGCAACGTCAGCATTCAATGGAACATAAACATATGTGTCATTGTATTTGTCGTATTGATATTTCCAACCGATGTCTGCAACAACGTATGTAGAGCGAGAAATTGTATCTGCCCATGCACTAATTGCAGTTGCTTCAGAACCAGCATTGTTAACAACGTTTGCTCTCAATGGAGAAATACATACCATTGCATCTTTTCTAACTTCAGCAACGTCAGCAATAATTCTATTGACAACAGTTGCATTTGCTTGACCAGCAATAACGATTGCGGCTGGGATTTCAGATTTGTTTGCAAGTTTTCCGTATGCAGTTGTACGATCACCATCAGTTACAGTACCACCATCAGTACCACCACTAAATGTGTATGTCTTTGGAGCATTTACTGCTGTATATGTTGTTCCTGAACCAGAAACAGTTAATGCAGTACCCCAATTTGCGCCTGCTGTGTCATGGTCAGTCCAACGAATCCAGTTAGAACGATCATTGATAACATCTTTGTAGTAATTAGAACCACCATTTTCGCCTTTAGCATTAGATGCCTTAGAGATTGCTTTGAATTTCTCCAAAACTGTTCCTGGTGTTCCTGTGATATCGCCTGTCTTGTCTACAACAATAACGTGCATTTCATCGTTAGTTGCGCCAAGTGTAGTTCCCTGAACAGATGTTCCTGGAGTTAATTCGAATTGGTCATAGTATTCCCAACGGCGTGTTGCAGAAGCGGCAGTAGCGCCACTTAAGTGTGCTGAAGTTAATGTAAATGATGTCGCATTAGTAACAGATGCAACTTGGTTAGTACGACCACCAAGAACAACTAAGTCGCCAACGTTCAATTGTGTGTTAGCAGTAGAACCAGAACCTGTAACTACTGTTCCGTTAAGAGCAACAGTAAATGTTCCAGTCAATGTTGAAGACCATGCATTTGCGCTTGGGCAAGTAGAAACTTTAAGTGCGTTACCTAAAGCGCCAGCATATTTTGCTGCCCATGGACCATTGTCAAAAGATGCAGTATTTAAGTATACATCATCGTTTTTAATTGAAACACCAGTTCCTGCTGTACCAGAACCAGTTGTAGCTTCTGTCGTAGCATTTAATGCAGTATTAGCGGAACGAACAACAAACAATGGAGATGAATATCCCAAAAAGTTTGCGGCAGACAAAAAGTCTACGATATTATTTGAATTTGGCTTACCAAATTGTGCTACCAAATCAGACTCGGAAACAACTTGAGTAGGAACTTCGATAGGTCCCCAAGTAAATTGTCCAGCGAAAGCGCCAGAAGTGGAAGCAATTGATTGGTTAGATGCTACCAAATCTTGTTCGGTGATCTTAACGCCTGGTGAAATGAGACTTATAGCCATTGAATTCTCCTTGTTATAATGTTTTTTGTAAGTTGGGTTTTCTTTAATTTATTTATAAAAAATCAGTTTTGTGCGTTTCCCAAACTTGTCCTGATGTATCCGTAAAAGATAACTCTTCTTCTCCATTATTTATAAAACCAAAAGGTGTGATTTCTTCTTCAATCATTCTAATTCTTGCTTCATACAATTCTTTTCTAATATTAATGTTTGTCAACTCCTTAAAATATGAGTTTGTTGTCAACCACGAAAATAGCACTAAAGGCATAACTAAGTCATCGTGATACCCTTCATCCGCAGAATAACTATTCTTTCTTTCAATAAACGTTGAAATTTCAGATATAGTATCTGCATCATTAATCAAAAGTTTCTTTTCTTCAATCATAGATTTGAAGTTAGAGCATCCAATACGTTTGACTTTCTTGTCCGTAATAACGCCAAGTTGAGTCTTTCCACCACCAAAACCACCATTGACAACTTGTCCTTGAGTAGTTCTGCTTACTGATATGATATTTTCATATTCATACTCACCATAAAGAATCTCTGCAACTTGCTCTGAAGAGTTAATTTCAATTAAAATATATGCTTCATTGTATTCTTTGCCAACTCTATACAATACTGATGGATACAAAAGTGGGCTGATTTCATTGTTTCTGTACTTACCAACAATCTTGTATGGCATCTGAGTTATGTCGATAATCTGAAATGCTGAGTAGTCGCCACCAACGCCTTTAGCTGTGTCTGCAATGATACAATATGCATGATCCTTTTCAACCTTCTCATAAATGTCAAGCCCATCTTTCTGATAGATGATAGGTTTAGCAGACATTTGTGCAATAGCATCAGACGCAATTAACGTAAGACTAGACCCTAAGAAATTACACAGAACCTCTTGATTGAATTTCAATTCACCAAGCAATTTACGCTGTGTTTCTGCCCATTTATCATCACGTCCAGGTATCTCCCAATATGGAATGAATAGATTGACAAACCCGTTTCTATCATTTTCTGCATCATTCCAGAACTTCCAAAAATGATTGTATCCTAGTGGGGTAGAACTTAGCAGAATCTTTGTTGTTTCACCAGCAGAAAT